ATAGGTATGCCGACATACATGCGGTATAATGACAGGCATCTGTACTTTATAAGTATTATTAAGAATTTCTGCATAGCTGCGTAATCCCATTTCTTCGTGCTTATCCACGAAAGAATAGACATCATCAGTAAAGTTCCTGACCAGCCTAGAATAATTCACATAAGGCATTTGTATAGGATGCTCTGGTGTCCCGTCATTCTCCTTGTCGATGATCCACATACCCTTTTCATCATCGGGAAACTCCAGCAAATACTTAGTTAGGCTCTCATACACGACATTCACCTCGCTTTTACATCAATTCGACCTTCAATTGATTCTTTATCTTTTTTCTTCTGTCTGAAACAAATTGCAAAAACTCATCATAGCCATATTGCATATCCGGCAGATAATTTATCTTGCGGTACTGGATTTTATCTGTATCTGTTGGGCATATCTCTGCAAACCATTCTTCAAAATCCTTGTCCTGTTTTTCAATATTTGGAATTGCCGCTAAGAGCTGAAGGTTACTAATATCATTCACATGATTCATGTATTCTTCGACTTTATCCTGTGCAATTCCTTTCTTCAGCAGAGATGTCTTAGTAAACTTGCTCTTGGGATAGATGTGGTCTATATGGAACTTGTTGTTGTAATCCAAAGAAGGATACAGCATCATCAAAACCATCAACGTATCTGCTCGCCCATATTGAAGCTCTAACAGAGCCTCAATATCATCATCCGTAAATACAATTGTTTTACTGGTTCCACGCAGTCTGTTGATAATCTCATCCAGGGGAAATTCATTGTTACCATTCGCTTTGATGACCTCACGCAGAGGACGAAGAATGCTGTCTGCCTGTCCGCCAAATGTCCTCTTTATCAGAGACATTGTTAGCCATTTCTTGATTTTCTTCCTGTTATTAACCGTATTAGAAGAAACTTCAAAATTGCCCGGATTGCCAATCGTCATAAGATAATACGCAATCGGAATAACAGCATTATTGGATTTTAAGCTATCTCTTGAAAATCCAAAGCTTGAAACAAGCAAAAATGCCTGAGTAATAGACGTTTTTATCGTTTGCCAGTTCTGCTCAATCTTGAGCATGTTTTGTTTGTTGAAATTATCGACCTTAAAAGCGATATCGCTAAACCCAGTCAACAGCAAGGAGGCCTTCAGAATAAAATCCTTGTTCACATTAAAGCCTGAACCTATCGTGTTGATGTAATCGACAAACTCTGTGATTTCTTTCCTTGCATCTAAAGATTCCCACTGTGCTGTGGCAATCGATAATAACAAATCCGAGTAACTCAGTACTGTACCACCGCTATTGACACGAATGAAAATTTGCAGAACTTTGTCCAGTTCCTCGGATTTTACTTTGTAATAGCTGATGCTTGGCTGAGTATGGATCACCTTAAAAAGTTGCGATAATGTCGCATTTGCAAAGATGCACTGATCCTGTGTGTAAACACCAGAAAAAGCTATATTTTGCATCAGATAATTCATGACATCTCCTAATTCTGTCATGTCAAGTATCTTTCCGACTTCAAACCAGTAATGATCTGCATCGTTCTTCACTTCGTCAGCAGTGAGAAATGAAAATTCATATTTATCCGTTTCGTCCTTCGCCTGTTCAACAATATTCAAATATAGCTTTCTCTCCGGGAATGCAGAGTTGTTCTTCCATTGTTTAAACGGCATTTTGTACGCATAAGTTCCCTTTAAGCCAATATAAATGGATGTCAATCTTTGCTGACCATCCAAAACAGCCATAACGTTGTCATTTCCAGTTAAGTTTACCTTCGGATTATGCCGCGCAGTTTTCTCATGGTAATTCTGCAAAAAGGAATAGAAATCATAGAGAGTATTTTGATCCTTAGACAGTTCCCAAAACAGAAATGCTCCAAATGGATAATCCTGCATTACGCTGTCAAAGAGCTTTTCTATTTGAGAAGTACTCCACACAAACTCTCTCTGTATGGAGGGAAGCACATATTTATTCGCAGATATATCCTTTACGACATCGGCAATTGTTAATGGTGATTCGTATGCCACAGTCTCACACCTCCTCTTTCTTTACATAATGCAGTTCTATGTCGTATCCCAATGCATCCAACATCTCTACAAAGGTTTTATTGATAATACCATCACCTTTTTTGATGATACGGTTAACGTACTGTCCTGTAGTTCCTATTGCCTCACCAAGCTGAGCCTGCGTTTTCCCGGCTTCTATACATTTTATTTTCACATCAACTTCTATATTATTTTTCAGCATTTGTAACACCTCGTTTGAACGTTGATAAAGCAACACTATTTGGATAATAATATAACACAGTTTTTGATCACATTCAATCCCATCAAAACGCAAAAGGGCACCCAAGCCTTTCGACCTGAGTGCCTCGCTGCCAATCTGTTTATTCTGCTTTTATCTCCGTGCCATCCTTGAACACCACCGTCACATCTGTCTTGCTTTTCACCACCAGCTTCTCGACCAGGCTACTCCATAGCCCTTCGTCAAATTTGGTGAGCACTCCGTTCTGTTCCTTCAGCACTGTGATGAACCTTCCCATCTGCTCGTTCCTGGCATCGTTGTCAGAAATCAAGGTGCAGACCTCATCGTACTCGGCTTTCAGCTTATCGTAGCGTTCTACCAAAGCATTGTACCTTTTATTGTAGTCTTCCTGGTTTTGGGCTACCCTTGCATTCTCTGCCACAATGCTCTGCGTCATCTCGACCGTTACCTCGATTTCGCCCTGCAGGGCATCCCGCTTTGCAATCAGGTCACCATTATCGGTAAGTATCTGCCGTATCAGTTCCACATTGGCAATAACTTCTTTTTTATCGGTAATGAGCCGGTTCATCGCTTTGATGAAGTATTCCTTGATCTCATATTCTGTCAAATGCGGCGTCTGGCAGCCGGTTTTCTTTCGGAACTTGTTGTTGCACTGGTAGATAATGCGGCGGTACTTGTCGTTGGAGTGCCAAACCTTGGAGCCGTACCAGCCGCCGCACTCTGCGCATTGAACCTTGGTGGAGAAAATGCTGATGCCACTGTAGCGTTCCTTGCCCTTATTCCGTCTGCTGATTTCTGCCTGTACCAATTCAAAAATCTGCGGCTCGATGATTGCCTCATGGTTATCTTCCACATAATATTGCGGTACCTCGCCCTCGTTGGTTTTGTGTTTCTTTGTCAGAAAGTCCACCGTATAAGACTTCTGCAGAAGGGCATCGCCCTTGTACTTCTCGTTCGTTAAGATGCTCTTCACCGTAGACTGACTCCATTTATCCTTACCGCCCGGTGTCTTGATGCCTCTCTTCGTTAGCTCATCTGCGATGGTATGCATCGTCAGCCCATCAAGGAAAAGTTTGTAGATGAGTTTTACCGTCTTGGCCTGTTCTTGATTTACCACCAGTGTGCCATCCGGCCCTTTGTCATAACCGAGAAATCGGCTGTAGGCAAGGCTGACCTTGCCGTCTGCAAAACGCTTCCAGTGTCCCCATGTGACATTCTCCGAAATAGAGCGGCTCTCCTCCTGCGCAAGGGAACTCATGATGGTGAGCAGTAACTCGCCTTTACTGTCAAAGGTCCAGATATTTTCCTTCTCGAAGTAACATTCTATGTTGTTTTCCTTCAGCTTTCGGATGGTAGAAAGGGAATCGACCGTGTTTCTGGCGAATCGGCTGACGGACTTCGTGATGATGAGGTCAATCTTTCCATCCAGAGCATCGGCAATCATCCGATTAAAACCATCTCTCTTTTTTGTATTGGTGGCACTGATACCTTCGTCTAAATACAATCCTGCAAACTCCCAATCCTCTCTGCTCTTAATGTAGTTCGTGTAATAATCCACCTGCGCGTCGTAGCTGGTCTGCTGATCCTCATGGTCAGTGCTGACGCGGGCATATCCGGCAACTCTGCGCTTTTTCTTGCTGTCTACCGGCTTGGCGGTAAATTTATTGATGGTAGCCGGAATCGTTGTTACTTTTCTTTTCGCCAATGCTCGCCACGCTCCTTCCTGAGTGCCTTCATCCGCTCGCTCATCGCCTTACGCTGTTCTGGAGTGATTACACGATGTTTAGATGATTCTATAAATTTGGCTCTCCGCTCTTCTGTCCATGGCTTACCTACTCGTTTCGGCTGCACCCATGTACGCTTGATCGTACTTCCATCCTTAAAATAGAAAAGCATCTCCGATGCAGAAAGCACATCGATATGGTCTATTTGCCGTTCAAACTCGGCATCATCAAATTGGGGAATGCCGAGCGTCTCCGCTATGAATGGCTTCAGCACATCCTCACGCAAACCGACCGTTCCACATCCATTCCGCTCCGAACATCTCCAATAGAACGCCTTACCACTTTTCATAGTAGCTGATGGCTGTGTCTGATATTGTCAATATTAGTTGACA